TCTGGCGGTGGCCTCGGTGGCCTGACGGGCAATACCGGCGCTGCTGACCAAGCGGCTAAGGAGCAAGCCAGACTCGCGCAAATGCAGCGGGATCAGGAAGCAACCCTTGCCGCCAACCAGGCTGCGTTGCAGTCGAATGCCCAGCAGGACAACATCGCCAGCGTCATTACCGGTGGCTCTGCCCTCGGTTTCGACACCAGTGCCCAGCTGAAGAAGCGGCGCACGGGCGGTAGTCTCAGCTCTACCCTCGGGATCGGTTAATGCGCGTCACCCACGGTGAGCGCTTCCGACGGTACCGCGATGATCAGACAATCCTGAAGTGCGAGTTGTATGCGCACTGGACTCTGCCTCAGCTGATGGTCGATCTGGCCATACACCACAACGGTACCACGGCGGTAGTTGAGCGCGACTACCAAGAGTATGGCGCACTGCTGGTAAACAACTTGGCACCTAAACTGGTGGCCCTGCTGTTCCCGGCAGGTCGCTCGTTCTTCAACAGCAAACCAGGGCGTGGCCTAAAGAAAGCCATGATCGCCCGAGGCATGGACGAAAGCGCTATCAACGCCCAGTTCGCCAGGATGGAAACCGAGGCCAGCCTCCGTGTGTTCCTAAACGCTGGTTACTCCCAGCTCATCCAGGCGCTGCGCCACCTGATCGTCACCGGCAACGTTCTGTTGCACCGGGACAGCAAGGAAGGCAACTTCACCGCATACGGCTTGCAGTCTTACAGCTGCCGCCGCGACGGTAAAGGACAGGCTATTGATATCGTGCTGAGAGAATCCACCCCGTTCGAGAGCCTGGACCAAACCGTGAAGACTGCCCTTCGTATGAAGGACCGATCACGGTATCAGGAAATCGACGGGGCACCTGCACCAAACGTCATGCTGTTCACCCGCATCTGCCTGAAGACAGACCCTAGCGGGCGCAAGTACTGGGAAGTAACCCAGGAGGCTGACGACACACCAGTCGGCACCACTGGCCACTACCCGCGTCATCTCTGCCCTTGGATTGCCCTCACGTGGAACCTAGTGGCTGGTGAGAACTATGGCCGTGGCCTCGTGGAGGACTACGCCGGTGGGTTCGCTAAGATGTCCGACGGTGCCCAGGCAATGGCGCTGTACGGTATCGAGATGATGAAGGTCGTTAACATGGTGTCCCCAGGAGCGGGCGCCGACATTGACAAACTTGCCAATTCCGAGAATGGTGAGTACGTGCAGGGCAACGCTGGTGAGATTCAAGCGCACGAAGCAGGTGACGCCGCTAAGTTCGGCGCAATGCAGGCATGGCTCCAAGCCACGTTTGACAACCTCGCGAAAGCCTTCATGTACAAGGGCAACACCCGGGACGCCGAGCGCGTCACGGCGTACGAGATTCGTGCGGATGCCCTGGAAGCAGACACCACACTCGGCGGCAACTACAGTTCGCTGTCGGCTCAGCTACAGGTACCATGTGCCCACATCCTCATGACTGAGGTTGAGCCAGATAACCTTGGCGTCCTTGTAACCGGCGACCTCCAGTTGGAGATTATCGCGGGTATCCCGGCCTTGGGTCGGAGCATTGACGTACAGAATCTGGTGGAGGCCGCTACCAACGCCTTGGCTATTGTGCCGGGACTCATGCAGATCAGTCGCAAGATTGATCCTGATCGAATCATCGACATGATCCTGACCAGCGCAGGCGTAGACACATCGCTGATCTACAAGTCTGACCAGCAGCTTCAAGAAGAGGCTGATGCACAGGCCCAGCAGAACAACGGCCAGCAGATGATGATGCAGCAAGCTGCGGCATCCGATGCGGTCGAAACTCTACAGAACCTCGGAGAGTAACATGACCCAAGTACAACACGTTGCAGTCCCACCAGGCGCAGGCATTCCCCCGATTCCACCGGGCGCCGTAGCCACAGTGCATTCGCGTGACCTGCCAGCCCAGCCAGCTCCCCAGCCCGCTGCGCTGCCACAGCCCGCCGCACCACAAGGCCCTGACGCACTGTCTGGCCTGGGACTGCCGCAACCTCAAGCACCGGCCCAACAGCCTGCCAATATCGCGCAGCCTGTACCCGCACAGCCTCAAGGTGTAGACCCGCAACTGCTCGCTCTGCTGGCAGGCCTGACCCAGGCCGCGCAGCCAGCATCCGCGCAGCCAGCGGCTACTCCTGTGGCAGCACCTGCCGCTGCGCCAGCCACTGGCCTGGAGGGTGCGCTTCGTGGCGTACTCACCAACTCCGGGGTAGACGTAGAGCGTGCTGTGGCCAAGGCCATCGAGTACGGCGATGCCAACCTGATCGACATCGCGCACCTGACCGAGAAAGGCGGTGCGAACGCCGCGCATCTGGTACAAGTGGCCCAGTCCCTTGTGCAGAATGCGGTGGAAACCGAACGTCGGCAAGTGGCTACGCTGCATGCGCGTGCTGGTGGCGAAGCAAACTTCAACTCGGCAGTGCAGGCGTTCAACTCGACTGCCCCTGAGCAGGTCAAGATGATCGTGCGTGCTCTGACCGATTCCGGCAACGAAGCACAAGTACTCGCAGGGGTTGACCTGATGCTGCAATACTCGCAAGGCGCCACCGTGCAACCCGCTGGCCTGATCCAGTCGGGCGCAGGCGCAACCATCGCAGCCGGTCTGTCGAAGGAAGGCTTCCAGGCCGAACTCGGCAAGCTGGATCGCGGTGCGGCCAATTATGAGGCCCAACGGCAAGAGCTGTTCGCTCGCCGTGCGTACGGCAAGCACCAGGGCCTGTAAAGGCGCGGGCTTGAGAACAAGGTTGTAAACCGCATTCCGGTAACTCGGGAGTAAGTCGGACTTCCCTTCCCTGATTGGAGATTCACATGGCTGATCCAGTATACAACGCCGCCGCCCTCACCCGTACTTGGTGGGCAGGTGCCGCTGCTGACAAAGACATCCACATCGAAGCCTACGAAGGCGACGTTGAGGGTTCGTTCCGCGTCGAATCCATTTTCCGTTCCATGGGCCTGACCGTGTTCAAGTCGGTCATGCACCAGTCCAACACCTGGCGTGGCGACCGCATCGGCGCTGCTGCCGTGCTGGGCCGCAAGTCTGGCGAGAAGCTGACTTCTGCACGAATCGCGAACGACAAGTTCATCGTGACCGTGGACACCACTTCGTTCATCCGTACCCCGTTCGACTACCAAGACGACTGGACTGCCCCGGACTTCCAGGCGCAGTACTCGGCTGAACACGGCACCGCCCACGCCAAGTCGTTCGACCAGGCCCACCTGATCCAGCTCATCAAGTGCTCGGCCTTCGTTGCCCCGGCTCACCTGGCTGGCGCGTTCCACGATGGCATGAAGGTCACTCTGACCGGCTTCAACGCCGCGACAGACCGCGAGGCCAAGGCTGCTATCATCGTGCAGGCGCACAAGGACCTGCTGAAGCAGTTCGTCAAGCGCGACCTCGGCGGCTCCATCGCCAGCCTGAAGACCATGATGGACCCGGACACCTTCGACGTTCTGCTGGACGAGAAGAAGCTGATGAACGTCGAGTACCAGGGCGGCGTATCGGGTGTTGGTAACAACTTTGCCGAGCGCCGCGTGGCTCGCCTGAACGGCACCCTGGTCATCGAGACCCCGCGCTTCCCAACCGCGCCGATCACCGATCACCACCTCGGCCCTGACTTCAACGTCACCGCTGACGAGGTGAAGGCGTGCTTCGTCGTGTTCAACCCGCAGAAGGCTCTCGTCACCGTCCAGGCCTGCCCGATGACCGTGCGTCACTGGGACGACCCTGAGAACTTCCAGTCGGTGCTCGACTCGTACACCATGTACACTGTCGGCCAGTACCGCCCGGATGCCGTAGGCGTCGGCTTCAAAGAGTAACGCCACCAACAGGGAGAGCAGACCATAACCGGTTTGCTCTCCCTTTTTTTTTGAGGTTAAGAGATGAAGCTACTTGACGCATGCAACGGTATCCTCCCCGTACTCGGGGAGCACACTGTTACGCGGGTGGACGCAAGGCACCCGACGCTGGCCGTCATCCTGCCGAACATTGACCGAGCACTTGATGAGACCCTGACCAAAGGTTGGTGGTTCAACACTGCGCAGGTCAAGCTATTCCCAGGACTTGACAAGACAATCGCCCTGCCGAACGATACCCTGGCCTTCCTGCCGGATGCTGACTTCCGGGGATCGGTGCGGGGCAAGAAGCTGTACAACAACGAAACCGTATCCTTCACCTGGGATGGCCCAGTGACGGGTGTGCTCACAGAACGGGTCGGCTTTGAAGACCTCCCCGAATCGGTGGCGTCGTTCGTGTTCTACTACGCACTAGTCACCACGTACCTGACTGACATCGGCCTAGAGCCAATTGTTGAGCAGTGGCGGGAGATGGCCGACAGCGCAGAGGAACTTGCAACGGCAGAGCACCTTCGTAACGTTCGGTACAGCACTCGGAAGTCGCCGCGCTACGCACGGTACCGTAATTCACTGAGGGGCTGATATGTCTGCATCAGAATCCGCGTACCCATCGTTATTGCAAGGCGTGAGCCAACAGCTGGCGAAGCTACGCCTACCGGGCCAGGTGAGTGCCCAAGAGAACATGCTCAGCGACACCACCACCGGCCCAAGGCGCAGGCCGGGGGCTGAGTACCGATTCAGCTTCGACTTCACAGGCGAGTCGGATCAGAGCGTCAAGGCGTGGGACACCGACATCAATGGCCAGCGCGTGCACATCATCGTGGGTACGAACACTGCCCGCTGGGTGGTGCTGAACTCCGACATGAGCGCCATGCTCGGTGCCGGTAGTCTGCCGTACCTGTCCGCCTTGAACATCAACCAGATTCAGGCCACAACTGTTGGCTCGGATTTCTACATGCTGAACACTGCGCAAAAGCCGGTCGCTCAGCCTGTGTCCGCAGCGGCTATAAGCCCAGCTCGCCGCGGGTTCTACTTCGTTCGAAGTGGTGCGTACGCCAAGTCCTTCGTCGTGACCATCACCACGAACCTCGGGGCCATCACCCTGTCCCACACAACTGTGGATGGCACGGCGCCTGGGGATGCGGCGAAGGCTACCCCGGAGTTCGTAGCAAACGCACTGGCTACCAGCCAGACACCGGCAGCCCTTGCGGCCATCGGGGTGACGCTGGCTGTGGTGGATTCGTTCGTGTACGTGCAGGGCACCACCGCAGTCACCACGACCTCCGTCGTATCCGGCTCCGGCGCGTTGTACATCACCTGCTCGAACACATCCAAGGTGCGACTGGAGTCCGACCTACCGCAGATACTGCACTCGACTGCCGATGGCTACATCATGACAGTGGGAGAGCAGCGATCCTTCAAGTACTACCAGTACTCCTCTGCCACTACCGAGTGGCTGGAGTCCGGCACGTACAACAGCCCCAGTGGCATCACGAACATGCCGGTGCGGTTCAAGGTGGACGGGGCAGGTCTGTGGTCCGTGGAGCAACTCACGTACGAAGGGCGGGTATCGGGGGACGATGACAACAACCCATTGCCGGAGTTCCTGCAACGAGGAATCACTGGGCTATCCTCGTACATGAACCGACTGGTGCTGCTAAGTGGTTCCCAGGTGTTCATGTCCTCCAGCACGAACCCGCTGAGGTTCATGCGCTCCACCGTAGCCGCTCTGATCGACACCGATCCGATTGCCGTGGGCAGCTCTGCCAATAGCTCAGCCGAGTACCGCTACGCCATCCAGTTCCAGAAGGACCTTCTGCTGTTCTCGGACAAGTATCAGGCACTCGTGCCCTCGAACGGACAGGCCATCACACCCCGCACAGCAACCGTGGTCGTGACCTCGAACTACGCCGGAGACATGGGAGCTGAGCCTGTGCCAATCGGGCGAACCCTGCTGTTCCCTGCGCCGCGTTCCCAGGACTTCTTTGGGTTCATGGAGATGATTTCGTCGCAGTACAGCGAAGCCCAGTACGTGTCGAACGATGCCACAGCGCACCTGCCGAAGTACATGGGCGGGAACTGCCGCTTCGGCGTGTCTAGTACAACGGGCAACATGGTGGTGTTCGGTAGCACGGGCGAGCGGAATGCGCTGATCGTGTACGAGTACCTGTGGGACGGTGAGCAGAAGGTCCAACAGGCATGGCACACTTGGCGGTTTGCGTACCCAGTGGCCTACGCCTACTTCAGCCAAGGGGTTGTGAACCTACTGTTCGTTCGCAATGGCCTGCTAGTGTGCGCCTCGGTGGACCCGAAGCGCGGGAGCATCAGCCGGGACAATACCCGTCGCCCGTTCATTGATCTGTACACTGAGGTGGAGGTGCTAGAGAGCGTAGGCCAAGTGCCTGCGTGGATGGCACGGTTTGACCCGACGATGGAACGTGTGTTGACCATTGCTATCGGTGACTTGGCTGGCGAGGAGTTGGGCATCAAGTCCTTCAACCAATCCACGCAGACCTTCACCACCAAGGCTGGATTCGGCAGCGGCACGGTGTGCATTGGCGTGCGGTACAAGATGGCGTTCAGCCCAACGCAGCCGGTGTACTTCGACCAGAATGGTAACAAGGTGGAATCCGCCAAGTTCACCATCCTGAAGTTCGGAGTGACCACGCAGAACTCCCACGAGTACAAGGTGCTGGTGACGGACAACTACAGTGAGGACACGGAGGTGCAATCCCAGGCCACGCTGTTCTACAGTTCCACCGAGCTGAGCCCCGGCAAGAGCACGGCGGCTGGCGACTCCAGGGCGACCATCCCATGCCGGACTGATGCAGACTCCACGATCCTGCTGCTGTACACGACCGGGACTGGGGAAATGAACATCACAGGCATCGACTACGTGGGTCGATTGAATCGTAAGATCAGGAGACGGTAATGTGGCCATTGATTGCAATGGCGGGCTTCGGCATGCTGGGTCAGATGCAGCAGAACAAATCTGCTGCTAAGGCTTCGCTGCAAGAAGCCCGCGCAGTGAGCGAGGCGAACACCAAGAACTTCCACCGCACCCTGTTCCAGATCGGCATGCTGCAAGTACAGCAGGCTGATGAGAAGCGCACCCTGGCCCAGCGTAAAGCTGACCTGGGTGCCCAGGAACTGCAATCGGCGGGCGTGGCGGCGAACAACGCCGCCGCATCCGGCACCATCGGTGCTTCGATTGACGCGGTGCAATCTGATGTACAGGCGCAGTTCGACCGCGCCCGTGCAGAGATTAGCGAGGAGAATGAGCGCAACATCGAGACGTTCAACATGCAGTTGCAAGATGTGATTCTGAGCGGGCAGAACTCGCTTCAGTCCATCAAGAAACCACGTACTGCGAGCCCTACCGACATGTTGCTGAACACGGCCCTGTCGGTAGGCAGCATGTACGCCACGCAGCGAATGAACCTCGGCTTAGGCCAGGGTAACTAACGGGAGAGCCGTATGGTAATGCGTCAATCTGAGGCCGTCCAAGTGGGTGGCCAGTACAATCCGAAGGCCCTCGGCCTCGGTACCGGTGGCCCACAGGCGGCCCCGGATTACGCCAAGTTCGTCACAGGGGAATCCGCCAGCGACCGCCTGGCAATGAAGCTGGCCGAAGTCGGAACTGACCTGGCAGCCAAAGCCTTCCAAGTCGAGACCGAGGAGCAGTATCTGCAAGGGGTGGCGGCTGCATCTGCTGGCAAGGCGGAGGCGGACCTTGAGGGGAACCAGATTACCGGGGCGTGGGAGACCGCTGGCTACCGAGACACGCTGGGCAAACTCTCCATGGCAGAGACCCAGGCCAAGGTCCTGGCGGATATGCCGACCCTCGTGCAGAAGACCCCGGAGCAGTTCAAGCAGTATCTGGACGAAGTACGCGCACCGTTGCTCAGTCAGCTCAATGGGATGTCCAGGCAGCAGCGGGCGGCAACCTTCGGACAGCTCGCTATGGACATGCGCACGTACGGAAAGAAGTACGAGGTAGGTCGCACTGCCTGGATTGTGGACCAGAAATCCAAGGCGATCCAGACCAGCATGACTGCCCGTCGTGCGAGCATGGAAGCTGCTAAGGACGACTTGCAGCTGTATGACCAGGAGGTCACTGGCTTCGTGTCCAGCCTGTACAAGGATGTGTGGTCCGACCCGAGTCTGCCGCAGGATGTACAGATCAAGCTCACCCAGCAGGCGGCAGAGTTCGCAGCATCTGCTGACAACACCATGGTCTATGACAAGCTCCAGAGTTTGCAGTTCGAGTTCGCAGACGGCAAGAAGGGTACGCTGATGTCCCGCCTGCCGTTCGAGGACCAGATCAAGGTGGACAAGGCCCAACGTGCCGCCATGGATCGTGTGAAGGCGCTGCGCAGCGGGCAGGCCGAAACACAGCTGGCTATCTGGAGTTCCGAGTGGGCTGATCCGGATATCGGCGCGAACCAGACGTTCGAGGAAGTGAACGGCCTGTTGGACGCCATGGGGCATGCTAAGCTGCTATCCCCCGGCAAGCGTGAGACTGTGCTGAAGCAGTACTTCACTGCTGCGGCCCGCAATAGCTCGAACGGTAAGCTCGCGCAGGCTTACATGGCTGGCGATGTGCAGACCATGACGCAGATGGGCAAGTCCCAGGCGGACGGGCTGAAGGCGTACATGAAGGCCATTCGCACCATGCCACTGGACCAGCAGGTATCGAGCCTGATGGCCTTGGGCAACACTAACGGCCTCGATACAGCCCTCACCAAGGCTGGCGAGCTGCTTGGCCCAGCTATCAGCCAGATGGGCATGGCCGACGAGATGGACCCGAACAATGCCTTGCTGGTGCAGCAGACTTCGGCAGCACTGAACATTGCCGAGACCACCAACCCAGGTGCGTACTCCCGGTTCGTGTCGGGTATGACCGATGAGCAGAAGGACATGTTCCTGTACCTGAGCGAAGCCCAGCGCAACGGGATCGCTGATCCGACCACGGCCATCAAGTACGCCCGAGGTCAGATTCAGCAGGACAAGCAGGCCGGTGGTGTACGGTCCCAGCGCGTGGCCGACAACAACAAGGAGGACGCGGGATTCGTTGCCGAGATCACGGACAGGCAGCTGCTGGGCACCATCTCCAGTAAGTTCAGCATCTTCGCTGACGCTACGAACCGGGACCAGCTTCGCACTGGGCGTATGTGGTTCGAGGACCAATCCCGTGTGAACGAGGTCATGGCCGACACGCAGATGAAGTATGCGGAAGAGCTGGCCATCGTGAGCAAGACCACTCCGTTTATGACCGGCAAAGCTCGCAATGCCAAGGCCCTGGCCAACCTGGCACAGCGCACCGTCGAGACGTCATCCGGGCCATTGACCATGCCGCGCGGTCAGAACGTCCAGTCCTACTTCGGTGTGCCGCAGTACGCTGACAAGGAAATGGTCGGGCAGGCTATCGACGAGATGTACAAGCCCGCAGACGGCAACCGACTGGCCTGGAGCACCTCGGCTGACAACCAGTTGATGTTCAGGGAGTACAATGCCAACGGGGCTATCGTGAAGTCCGGCACCGTGGACCCCAAGCAGGTGGCTCCGAAGGTCCAGGAAATCCTGAACACCGAGGCCGCTGAGGCTGCACGTACCGAGGGTCCTGGGGTTGTGTTCAAAGGCCCAACCGGTGCACAGGTACAGTTCAACGGGCTGAATACGCACGGCGTAGACCCGGCGACGATGATCAAGCTCCGGCAGGATATCGTGGCCAGCGAGAGCGTGCGGGACACCGCGTACGCCGACAGCGGCGGCAAGTCGTTCGGCGTAGGAATCCACCAGTCGAACAACCACTACCAGGCCCCAGGGCCGACCGGTGTGTACACCCAAGGGCAAATCAACGAGTCGTTCGCAGCCGCATCCAACGATGCAGCCCGGCAGGCCGTGCGCACCATGCAGTCCGTGGGCGTGGACGGCGAGGACTGGGTACGCTTCTTCGGGGAGCTGTCCTACCAGTCGCCGAACTCGGCCCGCGACCCTGACCTGCTGGCCTATATCAGCCTGGGCGACAAGGCCGGTGCACAGCAAGCACTCACCAAAACCGCAGCCTACAAAGCGTCATCTCCCGAGCGGAGGGCGCAGTACACTGCACGACTCTCCGCAGCTATGAGGTAACACTATGGCAAATCCAGACATCCACGACCCACTCAAGGTCGACTACCAGTTGCCGTCGGCTACGGCCACCAAGCAACAGGCGTACGTGGCACCGGAAGCGGTGCCGCAATCCTCCATCCTTGTGGGAACCCAGCAGAACGCCCAGGCCCGCATCGTTGAGCAGGCGAACGCCCGGCAGGAAGCCACCGTGGGTATGGGCGTGGATGCTGCCATCGACGAGATGTCCCCGATGGCTGCATGGCGCTGGTTCAACTCCCCGGACTTCAAGCCCGAGGCAGGGTTCTCCGTTGGCCAGCGAATCCAAGTTCTGGATACCACCCTGAGCACGGATGACCGGGCCTTCCTGATGAAGTCCAAGTCGGATGCCGAGTTCGACTACCGACTGGGCAACATCGAGCGTAGCCGTGCGAACTTCCAGGCCATCGGGGACAACCCATGGACGGCCACCCCGCTCATGATGATTGACCCAGCGTACCTCGCCGTGGACGTAGCTTCGCTTGGCGCTGGGCGCATCGCTGCCGCTGCCCGGCTGGGCCGTGGCGTGCAGCGTGCCGCAGCCGGTGCTACCGCTGGTGCTGGTGCCCTGGGCATCACTGCCATCGAAGCGCAGACCCGACCGGTAGGAGTACAGGAGTTCGTCACTAATGCCCTGATTAACGCCGGTGCTACAGCAGCCGTGTACAACCCGGTTAGCCGCAGCCTGCAGCCGCGTGATGTCGAGTTCCCGGCCAGTGTAGTAAACGAGCTGGCCACCGGCACCAAGTCTGAGGTTCGGGTGGCCAAGGATGTGCAGGCCGAAGTGGCAGAAATGCGCCGTACCGAAGTCCCAACACCAAAGCCTGACGAGACTGTGGCGCCCAAGGTTGCGGACGAGGTTCAGCCAGTGGTGGCAGGCACGGATGATGTGGCCACGTACGCCCGCAAGGTAAGGGCCGCCAATGACCAGTTCGGGGACCAAGTAGGTACAGCGCGCGCAACACTGGCGCGCATCGCTGCCACCAAGGACCCGCTGATGTCCGGGTTGGCCAAGCGTCTTGACGAGCTGATGGTGGGCGACATCCCTGTGCACAAGAGCACCCGAAAGGACTCCCGCTCGTTCTACAGCCCAGGTCGTCACCTAATCGCTATGCGGGACGGCGCACCGGACTGGACGCACCTGCACGAGATTGCCCACGCCGTAACGGCCCACCGCCTGGAGTTCGGGCGCGCCCAGCCCAACACTGCCATCGGTGGGATTGTGCGGGAGATTGACAACCTGCACCAGAGGGTAGCGAAGAAGGCGAAGGGGAAGCCACTGGGCGGCAATGCCAAGTATTACCTGACCAATGCCGACGAGTTCATGGCGGGCCTGTTCTCTAACGACAAGCCGTTCATGGACTTCCTGAAGTCGATCCCAATGGAAGGTACGACGGTGCTAGGCAAGGCCGTTGACTTGATCCGCCGCGTGCTGGGCCTGGGTGCCAAAGATGAGAACGCGTTGGTGCGTGCCATGGGCTTGACTGAACAGTTGGCCGAGCAACCCCTGCGAGTGCGATCCCAGGTGCTGGAGAAGGACGGAACAGCCAGCTTCTACAAGGTGGGCGTCATGCCTGAACCCGAGGTGCCAGTGGCATCGAACCTGTTTGCGAACGAGGACGCGACCACCACCAAGCTGGCCCGCAACCTAAGCTGGTCCCTGCACAAGTCGCTGGCAAGCTACAGCGCCGAGGCCAAGAAGATCGCTGACACTCTGGTCGATGACCCTATCAACATGACCGGCGACAGCGTGGTATCGCAGACGCGTGCCATCCGTGCGGACCTGGCCCAGTACCAGTATCAGTACGAGGACCTGCTGCGGGCAGAAATGTCCAAGGCCGGTGCTGGCATCCGCGCCCAGGTCATGACACCAGGCAAGGCACTAGAAGCTCAGCAGGCCATCGAGCGCCGTGTGATGCGGGAGATGCAGGGGCGTGAGCAAGCAGCACGGCAGAGCCTCCCATGGAACTCCGCAGAGTCCAAGGAGATTCGCGCCATGGCCGACAGCCTCGACCAAGCGAACTCCGCTGCGCTGGCTGAGATGAAGGCTGCCGGGGTACAGGGTGCCGAGGAGGTCGAATCCAGCTCTGGCTGGGTGAGCCGCCGCTGGGACAATGACTCCATCGAGCGCATGGACGCGGCCTTGGCCAAGCAGGGCATGGACCAGAAGAAGGCAAACAGCACCATCGTCAGCATGCTGCGTACCTCGCTGGTCCGGGCCAACGGGTGGGATCAAGAGCTGGCAGGCGATGTGGCAAAGGCTATCATTGACCGTGCTCGCCGCAAGGGCTACTTCGAGGACACCGCCTTTCGTGGCCATGCCGGTAACGAGACCCTGGCCGAACTCCGCGACATGCTCCAGAACCAGGGCGTGCCGAAGGACCGCATGCAACGAGTGCTGGACCTGCTGGCGGGCAAGGTGGACGAGGCCGGTAAGGCGCCATTCCTAAAGCACCGCGTGGACCTCGACTACCGCCACGGCATCAATGTAGGCGGGGAGCGGTTCACTGTTGGTGATCTGCTTGGCACCGACATCACCCGCATCCAAGAACAGTACCTTGACCGGGTGGCAGGTCAATCGGCCCTGGCCCGCAAGGGGCTTGGCTCCGTGTCTGAGCTTGGGGCCATGCGTACCGAGCTGGCCCACAGCGTGAAGTCAGAAGCCAAGCGCAAGGAGGCGGTGGAGTTGTTCGACCAGACCATCAACTCCATCCTCGGACGTCCGGTGGGTGAGGATATCCCCCAGCTGCTGCGCATGTCCCAGGCAGCAACCCGTATGGTGGGCCTGGCCTCGTCCGGCCTGTGGCAGATTACTGAGTTTGCCCCGGCTATGGCGCGGTATGGTGCCCTGCGCTCCCTGCGGTACCTGGCTCAGGAGATGCCGGGCTTCGGGAAGATGATGCAGAACGCGACCAACGATGGCAGCACTGCTACGCAGCTGCACAGCATCCTGCGTCGGAACGCCTCGGCGGATATCCGCATGCGGCCATTCGTGCAACGACTGGAGGACAACTTCGACATCCCAACCAGCAGCCGCGTGCAGCTGGCGCTCCAGCAGGCTCAGCAACTGGTGCCGTACCTGAACGCACAGAAGTACGTTCAGACCAAGCAGGCGGGCATGGTGGCTAACCTCGTCGTGGACTCCCTGACCAAGGCTGGGAAGGGCGATAAACGGGCCATGGCAGCCTGGGAGCAGTATGGGTTAAAGGTGCATACTATGATAAGACTAACGGACGAAATCAAGCGCGTGGGCACCGACACTGCAAAGTGGTCGGATGGCCTGTGGGCTGAGGTCCGTGGCCCGCTGACCAAGGCGATGGACGACTCCGTGCTGCGTAACCGCACCGGTGAAATCCCTGCCTTCGCACAGTTCAGCCAAGTCGGTAAATTCATCTTCACCTTCCGCAGCTTCGTCCTTGGTGCGCACAACAAAGTGCTCGCCGGGACCATTGGCCGCGAAGGGTTCGCAGGACTGGGTTTGCTCATGTTGTACCAGATGCCACTGTCGATGCTCGCCACCGCAGTGAACAGCACCATGCAGGGCAAAGAGATTAAAGACGAGAAAGAACTCATCGCTAAGTCCTTCGGGCAGATGGGTAGCTTCGGCCTGTTCTCTGACCTGTTTGGTGTAATCACTGGAGAGAAGCAGCAGTTCGGTGCACCAGGTTTGATCCTGGCTGACCGAATCTACAAGACCGCAGGTGCAGCAGCCCAGGGCAACTTCGGAGCAGCTGCCGAGTCCGCTATCAGCGCGACCCCAATCCTGTCCATTATCCCCGGCATCCGGGGCTTCGCAAATCTCATTCCTGAGTAAGGAGCTAGTATGGCCTACAGCACTCAGAGTGCCGTTTCTGACGGTACTCTGCAAGTGTTGGGCGTGAGCATCGAGTTCTTCGAACAAGACGACATCGTTGTCAAGATCGGCGAAACGATTGCCGCTACCCCAACGGATTACAGCTGGATCAACGAGAACACCATCCGCTTTAAGGTGCCGGTACCAACCGGGGTTGAAGTGCTGCTGCGCCGTGTGACTGATAAGGATGAACCCCGCCATATCTTCAGCGAGGGTTCTCCGTTCAACTTCGACACGCTGGACGAGGACTTCCGTCAGATTCTTTATATCGCCCAAGAGGCATATGAAGGCACTGACATGCAGAACTTGCTGACCCCGCTCGACATGAACGGGAACCGCATCCACAACGTGGGTGATCCGGTGCAGCCAGGTGACGCCACGAACAAGCTGTACCTCGATCAGCGCATCGCAGACATCTTGCAAATCGGTACCGGCTCGCCTAACATCGCGCCGAACGTCCTGTACGTGCCGAACGGTCCTGTGCAAATCCCTGTGGACTTGCAGACGCGCTTGCGGCAGGCTGTGTTCCTTGACGACTACAAGTCCACTCCGGTGGATGGCACTACCAGCAACCAGACGGACCTAGTGAACGCGGTGGCTGCGGCCTTCGCCAAGGGTGCCGACCTGTTCTGGCCGGACAGCAATCCACGCGTGTCTACCGCCACTATCCCGAACCTGCACAACGTGCGGCACCGGGGACGCGGTGTCATCAAGGTGGGCACAGCATTGTTCTACGTGGACCCGCTGGCTACCGAGTCGAACCGACTGTACGTGGCGCCGGGTGGTTCTGGCGACGGCCTATCCTCTTCCCGTCCGCTGAGTGGTATCAACGGCGCCGTATCCGCACTCGCGGATCGTGCACCATTGGCCTCCGGCTGGACTATCGAAGGCGCAGCAGGTACCTACAACGAGGCGGTCATCCTGCCTGACTTCCTGGCTATTGGCCGGGCGTACTTGGCGTTCACGTTCCCTGCCCCTGTGGGCGACCGTGCCGACCCCTCGGCATACCCTGCTAAGCTGGACGGCACTGGCCTCACCGGTCTGCAAGGCTTCCTGTCTGGCGCGGGCAACCGCATCAGCATCAGCAACCTCTGCATCCAGAACTACTATAACCCGGCAGTTACGAACACCCAGCAAGTCTGGCGTGGCCTTAGCGCAAGCACCGGGGCGTTCGTGTTCGTGGTGAACTGCGGCTTCCAGGGCAACGGGCTGTCTAACGTAGCCTGCCTGCCGGGCGGTACCATCATCCTCACCGGCGGTCGTCTGAAGGGCGCGCGGTACGGTATGGACAACACCGCTGGCCGACTGTCCCTGTCTGCGACTTCCACCACCTACACTGTGGTCGAGGATGCGCTGGAGTACGGTCTGTACGCTAAGCACGAGTCCTCGACCGTGATGGACAAGACCGAGTTCCGCAACAACGGTAAGCACCCTGCTGCCGTGTCGTACGGTGCTGCGATCTTCGCGTACAAGTCGAACACCTCCGTGGACACCCGTGGTTGCAAGTTCTACGCGAACAACATCGCACAGAACGCCCGTGGCGGCTTCGTCGCGGACAACCCAGGCGACCCGGACATCTATGGTACTGGCACTGACGCGAACGTGCGGCGGTTCCTGTGCAAGGGTGGCGGTGCCGACGACACGACCGTGTACCAGGCGAACCAGATTTGGGACATCACTACCCGTTACGGCGGCGGCTCTACCACGAGCGCTACCGACGTTGTGCTGCTGGATCAGATCGCGGAACTGCGCACCGGGTACTTCACCAACAACGACCAGTGCATCCGCATGCGCATTCAGGCCCGCTCTGTGGGTACCAACAGTGCGCTCATCACCCCACGGTTCAACCTGGGCGGTGGTGTGTTCGTCACGTTAGGCACGTACCGAGTGGCAGTTGGTAAGTACGGCGTCATTCGGTTGAGCATTCGCCCGACCACTGCGCGTACAGGCTACGCCGTAGAGTTCGACTGCATTGACGCGGTTCAGAACCTCGGGTCTGCCGTTGGCCAGGTAATCACATCCACTGCTGACTTGCTGAACTCACCACTCTCCGTAGAGATTGTGGGCCGAGCAGAAGCGGGCACCACTGCATCGTTCACCTCCTGCACTGTGGAGTTGAGCGGCTAAGGAGGAAACAATGACCGCGACCAAGGACGAGCTTGGCGCGCTGCACCGGCTTGTCACCAAGGCCTACATCGGGGAGATTCAAACCTGCCTCGACGAGGAAGTCATGGTGACTCCGGCGCTGTTGTCCGGCGCTGCAAAGTTCCTGAAGGACAACGAAATCACCGCAGACCCTGCGGACAAGAAGGACCTCCGTGATCTTCAGTCTCGTCTCAAGGACGCGGCTGCGGGTCGCGACTCCAAGCGGGCTGGCATCATGCAGCTCGTGCAGAACGACTAGGAGACCTAAATGGAAGTCGAGATTCGTATTCAGCATGCCACCGTTGTGGCGGACCACTACTTGCACTTTGTGGACTTCGCAGCGGACGGCATGAAGTTTCTCGGCTTCCCGCTGACTGAGATGCAAGCGAACATCTCCGAGTACATGGAGAACGGACCACGGTTGCGTATGGTCATGGCCCAGCGGGGTGAAGCTAAATCCACCCTCGCAGCCCTGTACGCAGTGTGGCGAATCATCCAACGTCCTCAGACCCGGGTACTCATTGTATCCGGTGGTGAGAAGCAGGCGTCGGAAGTTGCCACTCTGGTGATCCGCCTTATCACAACTTGGGAAATCCTCGAATACCTGCGCCCTGATCGGCAAGCAGGCGATCGATCCTCGGTAGAAGCATTCGATGTGCACTACGCGCTCAAGGGCATTGACAAGTCGCCCTCTGTAGCATGCGTCGGGATTACGGCGAACTTGCCCGGTAAGCGGGCAGATTTGCTGATCCCGGACGACATTGAAACCAACAAGAACTCCATGACCAGCACCGAGCGTGCGAAGCTCATGCAGTTCTCGAAGGAATTCTCGTCGATCTGTACGCACGGCGATATCTTGTACCTTGGCACGCCTCAGTCCAAGGACTCGATTTACAACTCTCTCCCAGGCCGTGGCTTCCAGCTGCGCATTTGGCCTGGGCGATACCCAACGCCTGACGAGGTAGAGAAGTATGGCGACAGGCTTGCACCTTATCTGCTTGATCGCATCCGGGCAAACCCCGAGCTGCAAACCGGGTACGGAATCGACGGCACCCGAGGTGCCCCTGCCGACCCCGACCGCTATACCGAAGACGACCTCATCGAGAAAGAGCTGGACAAAGGCCCGGAAGACTTCAGCCTCCAGCACATGCTCGACACTAGCCTTAGTGATGCAGCTCGCCAACAGCTGAAGCTGAGTGACCTTCTGGTCGCCAACTTCGACTGGGAAAGCATCCCCGAGATGCTGCCGTACCTCGCTGCACCTCAGCAGAAGGTAGAGCTGCCTCGGGACTTCCCCGTCGCTATGGCCACGATGTATCATCCGGTACAGGTCCCTTGCGAGTTCGTGAAGCCGGGATTGCGTGTAATGTGCCTGGACCCTGCCGGTGGTGGTGCGGATGAGATTGGCTGTGGTATCTCCACGGCCATCGGCCCATACATCCACTCGCTGTACGTCACCGGGTGGAAGGGCGGTCTGACCAACGAGAACGCCGACAAGATTGCCGACAAGGTGAAGGAATACGGTGTGACTGTCGTAGAGTGTGAGTCGAACATGGGCCACGGCCTGTTCGAAATCAACCTGCGCGCACACTTCGAGAAGCGCAAGCTGGGGTACACCAACCCTATCACGATGGAAGTATTCCCGCCTGATCCGTACTTCGGGTCTGTTGGCGTCGTTGGCCGGTACAGCACTGGTCAGAAAGAGAAGCGCATCATCGACTCGGTTGTGTCTGCCATGCAGCGCCATCGTATCGTGCTGCACAAGGGCGTGTTCGAGGGTGACGCTGAGGCAGGCAAGCAGCATGGCGCAGACAAGCGCCCAAGCTACTCGCTGTTCAGCCAGATCAGCGCTATCACCACTGACCGTCAATCCCTGCAACACGACGACCGTATCGAGGCCTGGGCCGCGAGCATCTGCTACTTCAAGCACGTGCTGGCGCAGGACGAGACCAAGGCTGCACAGAAGCGCCGCGAAGCTGACGCCCGCACGCACATGGCCAACCCTATGGGCTACTCGGACACCCAAGTACCCAAAACCGCAGGCACACGCGCAGCCATCCAGCGCCGCCGCACCCGGAGGTAACATGAGCATCAAAGACATCGTGACTGAACGCGCCACGACCGCAGCACCGTCTACCGCGTACCTGGCAGCGTACTTCACGGTGCCTTCGATCCCCACCGTGGTTTCCATCCTCACTGGCATCCTTGTCTGCTTCCAGCTGTACAAGGCTGTGATCGAAATCAAGATCGCCCGCAAGAAGAAGGAGCTGCTGTATGCACCTAAGGAATAAGCTGCTCGCCGGTGGCGCGGCTGGCTTCATCGCGTTGGCCGGGGCCTTCCTCGGTCCCATTGAGTCGGGGCCGCAAGGTCCCCAGCTAGTACCCTATGCCGACATCGGCGGTGTGCCCACGTGGTGCTACGGTGAGACTGCCGGTACTCCGAAGCAGCGGTACACGGACGCGGAATGCACCGTACTGCTGCGCAAGAGCCTGGACAAGCATTGGGCCGGGATCGCCAAGTACGTGCCTGAGAAGGCGCCTGAGAGCCTCAAGGCGGCTATGCTGTCGGTGGCCTACAACGTAGGTGTCACCGGCTGGGTGCACCCCGTCTTCATCAAGCCGCTTGCACGCGGTGACTGGGAGGCTGCATGCGCAGCCATCACTGCGCCGTGGAAGGGCAGGCATGGGGTAGCCAAGGGCTTCAAGGCAACGGTACAGGGCAAGCCTGTGCGGGGCCTGGAGAACCGTCGCCAGAAGGAGTACGAGTTATGCCGTCAAAGCTTACCGTAACAGCCGTGTTCCTGATCGGCCTACTGTCCGTCGCGCTGTACATGGCTATCGACATAGGCACCCGTGCAGGGGCCGAGCGGGACGCCCTGCGCGGCGAACTCGCCAAGGCCAACACACAGCTCGACCGTGCCCGGAAGGGCGCGCAGCGAGCAGCACGCGAGGCCCAGGAGGCCCGCCAGGAGCTAGACTATGCACTCAAGTCGAACCCTGCTTGGAGCGCTGAGTCTGTGCCTGCCGCTGTTGTTGACAGCCTGTGCCAGCGCATCCGTTGCACCAAGCCCGGTAGCGTGCCAGCACCCGCTGGTGAACGCTAGTACCAACGCCGGTATGGCCCAGGGCCTGCTGGATTACCACGCAGCCGTAGAGCTGTGCAATGAACTGAACGGAGTCACACCATGACCATCGAGACCAAGACCGCTGCCCAGCAGCTGACCCTGCAACGCCGTGCTGTTATCGCCGCGCACTCGCTCCAGCGCTTTGCTGAGAACGCTGCACCTATCACCGCCGGTCAAGCTGTAGACATTGATGCTGCATGCGCTGCGCTGGTGACTGCCCTGACCGACGCTGGCTTCGGCCCAGCTCCGCTGCCAGCCACCCAGGTTGTGCTGAGCAACGGTGTGAAGATCAGTGGTGTGACCATCACTGGCACTGGCACCTTCTTTACCCCGACTGTCGCTGGCGGTGCTCTCACCGGTGGCGTGTTGTCCGCTTCCTAATCCCAACCTGTAAGGAGATTCACCCATGGCTGTTCAATACGCAACCCGTGTACAACTCGAAGCCCTGGCCAACGCCCTGGCCAAGTCCAACTGGGACATCCAGAAGCTGTCGCAGGGTACCTTCAATGGCCCTACCATCAACCCGGCGCAGCGTACCCGCATCGACGCAGAGTTGGCTGCACTGAAGGCAGCGGTAGATGCTGTTGTGGCTGCTGCCGCATAAGGAGAAGCACATGCCGTTCTCTATGCTCACTGGGCAGTACGAGAGCGGCACCACCTTCCGTGGTGCTGCTATTACGCAAGACCTCAGCCTAGGGCTGTTGCATAAGCACAAGTTCCGAGCGTACAGTGAGTTCGCTGATGCCGTCGTGACTATCAAGCTGGTATTCACCGTACCCTTCCTCCTGACCTCTCAGCGCCTATGGACTGGCCGTGGTGCAGCGAGAGCTGTGGTGCGCACAGGTAGTACCGAGTCCGGTACGTTCACAGCGTTGGCCACTAAGTTCTGCATGAACACCCTCGGCGGGGATGTAGTGGGCCTAACGACTGCGCTCGTAGGTGGTAGCGTTACTGGCGGCACTGAGCGTGAGGTACTGCTTAGCGACTCTGGCACAGCCGGTGGTGGCTCGGGCAATGCCGACCTGCTAGATGGTCTGCGCATCCTCGGTGCTGGTACTTACTACATTGTCATCACACCATCTGGCACTACACTTGGGAAGTGGGCCATTGAGTGGGAGGAGCTGCCTGAGCTAGCCTGAGTTAGCATGAGTTACGAACTGAGCCTGGGTGCCTCTGGTGCCCTGGGCCTGCTCGTGCGTGCCTGGTGTTCTCTGGTGGACTGGGTGGCTAGCGGGTTCTACGTGCACCCGAAATTTGCTGCATCTATCCGAGGCCCTTCCCGACCCGACACGCACCCGGTTTCCCCCGTCGGTCCTCTGGCTGGAGTGCAAACTTCGCTAGGGTGGGTGGCATCTCTCATCCACTGTGCATAGCTTAGCGTGCTCTGGCCACCCTGTCAAGCTCTGGCGCACTATGGTGTGCTCTGGTGTGCTCTGGCTCGCTGGGTGAGCAGTGGAGCACGCTAGTGTGACAGTGCGAACCTGTGCTTGCTCTGCACCTCTGGTTGTCTCTGGTGCTCATCGCTGTGCTTAGCGTGCCTCTGGTCTCCTCTGGCGCGCTCAGTGTGCCCAGTGCGTGGCTGTGCGTGCTCGGTGGCTCTGTTTCTTTTTGCTCCGCACTGTTTCTTTTGCCCTGTACTGTTGAGTGTCACTAGATCACCCTGGACTCACTTAGCATGCTCTGGTGCACTCTGGATTACTCTGGCCACCTCTGTGCTGCCTCTGGTTCACTCTGTGTTGCTTAGCGCCTAGCGTTGCTGTGCTGGTGCTGCGCAGTGCGCTCTGTGCTACCGTGGCTCACGGCGGGGCCCCCAATCCCCGATGACAATATCTCGCTGCTGCGCATCTCAATCTTATCATTAAATGCACCTTTTAAATTACCCACTAAGAATGCCTTGATTGTTAGTGAATCCTGCTAAGAATGCTCTGGATTGCGCAATCTGTGCTCATTCTGGTTAATAAATGATCAATACTGTGAGTGATTTATTGCGCACTCCGGGGCATTCGTGGTGATTCCTGCTGCACTCTGATAGCACTGGGTGGTTGTACAGTACTTTGGTGGCTAGACTAAGGCTCGGGTGCATGCGTGTGCGCTCCCGGTTCCTAATGCCGCTGGCAGGCTCTGCGGGTGCTCTGCCAGCGATGATCGAAAGTGGTTGACACATACACACCGCCTCTGTACAGTTCGACCCATGGCAGCGCTGCTGGGGCCTCCGGGCAATACCCAAGCAACTGCGACGGGAAGCCAACGGAACACAGGGCGCTTTGGTGGGTAAGATAACAGCCACACAGTCAAGCGGCGGGGCTTGACAACGGCGCCACAGTCTGTAAGATGGGCACCAGCAAGACGGGAAGCAACCCCACGCCAAGCCCAGAGCAAACGGCTCTAACTGGTAAGGTCCAAGGATGCAACCTCAGAGCGAAGCAACCCAGTGTAAGGCCGTAAGGCATCGGGGATTGACAAGCTGGCAACACAGAGGTAAGCTGCACACCGTAACACAGCGACTCACCAGAAGCGCTTAAATAACTGGTGCGCTAGGTCTGGATAGCACGGTGGTCGTAACCACCCAGACACTGAAACAAACGCTTGACAGCAACACCGGCAGCTAGTAAGATGGCCGCCAAGCAACACAGGGAACCAGCTCCCACGGTTACCGGCTAGTGACGACGCTTTAAACGCAGCGTACGGTGCCAGCAGTAGCGACAAGACGGATGGTGGAGAACGGGTAAGGCTTAGGCTGCCGGAAGAACCACGGGTTAGTACAGCGTGCGCCCGAGCAAGTCCAAACGGATGAGCCGCAGACACAACGATGCCGTCGTCTCCTAGGCGGGTTGCAGGGTAGGGGGAGTTCACACGCTCAGAAGTGTGCTAGCGGTCACTGAAACGTGGCGAAAGGGGATACCCGCTAGAAGCTGACCGGACCAGAAGGTTCCGGCATCCCGAATAGGGCAGAACCTAGTGATAGGTTTGTGATGCACACTGAATCCCGGCGACGGATCAGTTAGGATGGAAAGCCTAGCCAGTGTGCATTGCAAAGCAACCACTACAGTTCGTTTATGAGCTGGCTCTGGCGGGCTATACCGGGCACGGTGCCGCATGTCAGACCCAGCGTTATCAACGGCGCGAACCCTGGGCACAGGGTGGGGCCAGAGCGAGCCCATAAGCGAATTGACCACAAGGAACAAAGACGATGAAGCCTAAGTCGCTTGACTTGCAGAACTTACTTCAAGGATCAACACCAGTGAGCGTTCAGGTAGTCTTCACACAAGACACCGGCGACGGAATCGAGATGTGTTCGCCAAGCTTCGCCACGTACAAGTCGGTGTACGCACGACTCGAGTCGGGCGAGGTAGTGCCGATCATAGACGTTCCAGTAGGGCCGGGTATGCACCACGCATGGATTGTTGCAGGCTTCCTGAGCTGCAAGTACAATGCGCCGATTGAATGTGAGGTTACACAGTATGGCGAATAAACCGATTGTAGGCTGGCCAGCAGGCACCGATCCTCGGACTCCCGAGGAACGTGCTGCGCTGCGCCGCGAAGGCAAGCTGAAGGCGGACAAGCTGCGTGCCGAAGCGCAGCGTGCGAACAAGACCGCGAAGCGTGAACGCAAGGTACAGAAGTTGAACGACATGGGGCCGGACGGGAACCGCGAGAAGAAACGCATGCGTGAGGTGCACTACGGCGGGGCCAAACCCAGCGCCGGTACTGCATGGCAGGCGGACGGCCCACGTAAGCTGGCTCGTGGTAAGCAAAGCATGCGTAAGAGTGCGCCGAAATGATGGCGCTCTTTATGCGGTGCCGGGAGTGTCAGCACTGCGCAATGCCTCATAGCCCAGCCCGGTGGGCTTTGTGTAAGTGCATCCGCCTACCAGTTCAGAGCTAGCACGACTGATGCCAAACCACTACAGCAAGACCGTGCGTTGTATCACGGACAACGAATAGCAGGCCGCGCAATGGCCGCATAGCGCCTGATTAGCAGGAACGCCGCCAGTGTGGTGGCGCACTCGCAAGAGTAGCCAAAGAGATTGCAGGGTGGGCGCGCACGCCTCACTGAGGATTGAATGCCGGACCCGCAGCCTGCAATCTACTGTGACTATTCCTAACGCAACACAAACGGAGTAACAACCATGAGCGACGTTAAAACCCCAAGCATCAAGACCAAACTGCTGGTAGGCGCCGACGCTATCGCTAAGGCCACCGCCGACATCGCCAGGGTCGGCAAGAAGTTGGACACCATGATTCAGGTGTGCGGCATGTCATGCTTGGCGCACGTTGACGAGCACCGTGACGTATCGGTGCTAGAGAATCTGTTCGCTGCCATGCCCAAGGGTAGCCGCAAGAAAGCCCTTCTGGACTGGATTCTGAAGTACGGCAAGGTGCTGCCTAACGCCGACGAGAAAGGCAAGCTGGACGAGTCCAAACCGTTCCTGTTCAACCGCAAGGGCAGCACGAATCTGGAAGGCGCTGAAGCTGAGCCGTGGTACGACTGCGCCCCGGAGAAACTGGACGCGCCTCTGGACTTCCTGAAGCTGTTGGACGCCCTCATCAAGAAGGGTGAGAAAGCCAGCGACGGCGTAGGCTTCGTTGACCCTGCCCAAGCTGCCATGCTGAAGGCCATCACCGAGGCGCGCCACAGCCTGAAGCTGGAAGCTACGGCGGTGGAGGCATGAGCCGCGCAGCATTCGAAGTGGGTGAACTGGTGCGCGTTGGGCGCTGCTGGAGCCACGGGATAAGGTTCGGGTTCGTCGGGGAGGTGGTGGGCTACGCACCGCTCACAGGGGGCCCTCTGGTGGGGATGCCCGGCGGCGGTAAGCTGCCGGTAATAGACCCCAGCTGGAACGACGATAGCCAAGCTGTCTACCCGCGCTACCTCACCAAAGCCAAGCAGGCAATGCGTAAGCGTGACGCCTACGCCAATCGGAGGGGTTGATATTGCCAGCCCCCGTTATGTCGTACCCGAGCGGGTGGAAGCCCCGCGTCATACAACCACCCCGCCCCGAGTTGACGGAGGATGCCAAGCGCATACTCCGCGCTGCGTGGGAGTTGGACTACCGAAACTTTCCGCCATACGGCTCAGGTGTACTGCCTGAGCGTCTGCGTTAGGAGGACACATGGCACAAGTTCTGATCCGCCAGTACAGCATGGACCCGCTGGTGCATGCCCTGGCAAGCAACCCACGACGCCGTCCGTTGATCCGCGAAGGTTGCTCGGACAGCGGGGAGCTGGCAATTCAAATCGGCAAAGCCTACCGCGAATGGTCTGACAGTATCGGGCCTGTCAGCAGTCCACAAGCCAAGCGTGGCCGTGAGCGCATCTGGTATGAGACCCAGTGCATAGTGTACACAGCACAGGAGGGCAACGACCGGCGCGGTGGCTTCGCTGTGCTGCAAGGCGAACTCATCGGCCTGCACCACGTAGACAAGGGGCTGGGTGACTGGCTCATGCGTGCCGCTGTGGATGCCGGGGCTGACTGCTTGAACTGTTTTGAGCACCCGCACCTGCTGGACCTGTACACTCGACATGGTTTCCGCACTGTGTCCGTAGTAACCAACACCACAAAGGGCGGCCCGGCTGTCCACTACATGGAGCGCAACGTATGAAACGACTAACCACCATCCTGCTGGATGTACTCGTGCTGGTCGCAGCCCTTGCCCTGCTGGTCGGCTTTCCTGATCTGCCGATTCAAGACCCATTCGAGCGGCAGGCTGCCATTCTCGCAGCAGGCGAGGCAGCGCTGTACTTCACTGGCGCCATTGCGCTGTTCTTCCTCGCAGCGTACCTGAAAGCGCTGGCCGGGGCCAAGCGTGTGCAGGGTCGGCAGCAACTGCAGGCCCTGGAGTTCATCTGCCGACAATTCGAGGACCGTTATGGTGAGCGCTGCGAAGCCGACCCGCGTGGCCCCAAAGCATAAGGCGGGCGACGTAGTTAAACTGGTGCGTGGCCCCGGTCACGCACTGCAACCTGAACCCCAGCACGTAGGCTGTACTGCTGTCGTGCTAGATGTCATGTACATCGGATCAAGTAGGGAGCCTAGCTACCATGTCCGACTCGACTGGACAACCCACACACGGCACGACACGGTTGATGCAACCTGCATCGCTTGACTGGCTGCACCCACACCTGAAGGCCAACCGTGGGCACATCCTCACAGCCAATGCTTTAGCCGAAGAGGACGGGCCGTGCGCCGGTAACCGGGACGCGCAATGGCGTGCATTCCGGGACACGCACATCAAGAAGTATGCGCCCGGAGTGTACTCCATGCCGTACCTGAACCCTCGCCTGTGCCGCTACCTGCGTGCGCACTTACTGAACCTCGGGTACTCCCCAAACGACGAGGAGGAACCAGAGGCGCAGATCAATGAGTGCGTGCTGAACCACATGCACCCGGAACTGTTCACCCAACTGAACGGGGTTTGGATGCTGGTTATGCCAGCCATCGCGAACCTGCTGTTGCAACTAGAAGTTCAGTCCTGCCTGTCCATTCAGGGCGCGGTGTACAGCCCTGATGGTACGAAGGAGACGGCATGGCATCAGGACATTGACAGCGAGTTCACCGCTGTTGTGGCGCTGTCCGACCCATCCGAATTCATCGGCGGTGGCACTGATGTCTGGCGTGACAACAAGCAGTACAACGTACCGCCGCTGTCCGTAGGGCATGCAATGATCTTCGCAGGGCGCACTACCCTGCACCGTGGGTGCGAAGTCATCTATGGGGAACGGCACCTGCTGGTGCACTGGTGCAACCAATCCCTGTCCAATCTGAACATGCACTGAGGTGACATCATGGACAAGCTCGTACAAGTTAGTGCCAAGCCTACCGAAGGCCAGTTCGTGGCCGTGTGGATGTACGGAGGCAACCCGTGGTCAGGCACCTTCAAGTGGATCGACGGCATCCTGATGGAGTACGTCGAGGAGCCGGACGGCTTCGTGACCCACTTGGGCACGGGGAATGACCACTACTTCGATAACTACAACCCAATCTTCTACATCGCCCAGGAGTGATCCATGCAAACCTTCAAGTTCGACCTGCGTTTCCAAGCCACTGTAGTGGTGCCCGAGAAGTTCCTGCAAGAGTGCCTGGAAGTGTGCGCCGCACCCGACGCCACCGTGTTCCTGAAGAAGCTGCACGACGAGTTCCAGGCAGCGGTCAAGGACCTGACCCACGAAGACACCGCCGCGTACAGCGCAGCGTGTGACGCACTTGTCGGCGGTATCCTGACCAATGCCCTGCGCAAGGGCACCCAGGCGAATACCGCCCTGCTGCTGGCACAGGCTGGTCTCGGTAGCCGCGTATCACCGCTCGAAGTACTGAGCATCGAGACTGTGCAGCCGCGTGAAGATAGCCGTGTACGCTCGGTGCCATCGCTTGGCAACGATAAGGCGCAGCCGCTGAGCCAAGGCGCGGCGGTACAGGCGTTGCAAGATGCGCGGGCCGAGTGACTACGACCCTCCGCTCTGGGTTGCCATGGCGTGCCTTACTCTTGGCAC